GTGAACTCCCATACTGTCTATACGCTGCTTGATCTGGTTGGGACGTTCGCTTTCGCCATCAGTGGTGCCGTCGCCGCGCGACAAAGGCGTCTGGACCTTTTTGGCATCACCTCCATCGCATTCATCGTTGCCTGCGGCGGCGGTATCGTGCGTGACGTCTGTATCGGGGCGGTGCCGCCCGCGGGGCTCTCGAACTGGCGCTATCTGGCAACTGCGCTGCTTGCATCAGCAATCGCGATCCTCGCCTATCCGCGTGTTCGACGTCTGCGCCAGCCAGTACTGTTCTTCGATGCAATTGGCCTTGGGCTGTTCGCGGTATCAGGCGCCCAAAAGTCACTTGCCTATGGCCACAGTGCCGAGCTTGCGATACTGCTCGGCATCGTCAGTGCCGTTGGCGGAGGTGTCATGCGCGATGTGGTGCTTTCACGTGTACCGGCCATTCTCGAGCGTGAGATCTATGCGTCGGCGGCGCTGCTCGGCGCTGCTGTCCAGACAGGTTTTTTCTATGTAGGTTGGATGAGCTGGTGGACGCCTTGGTTGGCCACGCTCGTTTGTGTGACGGTCCGACTTGCGTCGCTTTACTTCGGATGGCGCTTACCTGTCCTCCTGGAACGCAGGGGAAATATTGCCGACGACAGCTCGTAACGATACCGGCATGATGAAATGGCGGAGAGTGACCCCGCTCCGCGATGCCGATCGTGAATCTCGATGCGTTGATCGGTCATTGTTGACGCCGGTTACTCAAGTCAGGAACGCCGGCGTTTGCCGGAAAGGGAGGCCGGCTGAACCTGGAATTGCCGGGCCGTAATCAGCTGACGCGGCGCCATTGAACAGGTCGGGTAAGCGGCAGCTATGCATTACAAGCGGTCGTTGCTGTAGGTCAAGTATGAACGGCGGCTCCGGGTCGGAACGTGTCAGATGTCCCGCAGACGCCCACGATGCTCGATTTTCGCAATGCAGCATGCCTGGTTGAGAACATCAAACGCTGAATCAAAATACAAAAAAACGCCGGCCAGTGCCGGCGCTTCTCCCATGCGTGCTACCTGAGAACGGGACTACTAAAGAGACGTCCCGTTAAAGCGGAAAGCTATTTTGATGTAATGCCCGTGGGCTTGGTGTGCACGCGGATGTGACCCATACCGATCATGAACTGACGGTACGAGTTGATCGCGGCATTCCACGCCTGGCGCGCGACGTCGTCGCCGGCCGCAACGATCCTGCCGTTCTCGTCGACAACTGCAAGGCGAGCTGGCCGTCCGTCTCCGGTATGGGCCGTCAGACCTTCGTGAATCACGGCGCTGATATCGCAGTTCGGGAGACCGTCCAGCGGGAACTCGTGGGCGCCCAGGTTTTGCGCCGGTTGAGGAGTGCGCTTCATTTGGCGACCCCCGTGGCCAAGGTCATTGCATGCGCCTGCATCGCGGCCAAGGTGAGGCTGCCGTTGTAAGCGACCGTATGCGCCGTTGCCATGCCGGCCGCGCACCAGAACTCGTCCATACGTCCGCGCGAGCTGCGCATCCGAAAACGCTCAATCTTGCCGTCGGCTTCGGCTGTCTCCATCACCTCGTCGACGAGCCATTTCACAGTACGCAGCGCCGTGATGATCTTCTTCTTCGGCAATGGGCCGTTTTTGCGGAGCAACGCGACCGCATCGGCTTGCAAAGCAACTTTGTCTCGGACGTGCTGGACGGTCCCGTTGATGAGCGTCGGTGCGTATCGGCCGGGCAAATTGGCGATTGGAATTCTCATGATCGTCACTCGCAAAGGAGAATCAACCGATTGTTGTTGGAGCAGACGTCGTCACGGCCTTCCACGATTCCGTACCAGCACAGATAGGCGTCGCCGGTCCTCGTGATCGCCTTCCACATCTTGCCGGGGTACACGCCGCTCGGCTTCGATCGTGAGTAATCCGGCAGGCGTTCGAGCGCGCTTCGGCTCATGACTGCATGCGTGCCGTTGACGGCAATATCGTCTCGCGATGGTTGGTCCCAGTATTTGCCACGCGGATCGGTCATCGGAGGGATCATCAGGCGTTCCTCCGCGTGTCCAGATAGGCGTTCAGCTGCGCGACATACTCGTCGTGCGTCGGGTGGTCGGAGATCGTCAGCCAATGCTCGTAGCCGGAGTTATATCCGCCGCTGATGGAGTGTCCCGACAGCTCGTCGCGGTCGACGCGGGTGGCCAGATCCGAAAGCGTGCCCGCGAGATCCTGCGTGGTGTCGGCCTGAATGTCGATGCGGAATTGGACTGCGCGCTTCGGGGCCGCGCGCTCGTCGGGCTGCGCGGCCAGCATCTGCTGCGTTCCGGGAAGCAAGGGGTCTGCGCCGATATAGCAATCGGCCGGTGCATCAGGCCACTCGCGGCGGCACGCCTCAAAGTCGCCCTCGTTCCAGCGTTCGAGGAATTCGATGCCGTCGATCGGATTATCGAGCACATACTGAATCACGGCGAGCGCTGCGGAGAGATCGGCCGTCGCGACGGGGTGTGATGCAGTATGGCCAGCAGCACGGTTGTTCCATGCATCAACCAGGCCGGTCTTTTCGCCGAACTCGACGCACGAGCTGCACAGACACTTTTCGCAAGTGATCACGTCGCCGCCGGCATTGGCCCCTTCGGCGATCTCGAAGCGCTTCGCAGCGCCGCTACAGAACGGGCACGGCTTCAGAATATTTTCGTTCATATGCATCCTCACTTCGCGTCGCTGCGCATTGCGCGGTCGAGCTGCATTAGGCCGGTTTCGAGCGTGAGGCCGGCGGCGCTGGCCCACGTGCGTGCTTCCTGCGCGGCTTTGTGCCGGCTATAGCTGCCTGTCTCATCCCGCATGAGGTCGAGCAAATCGACGTCAGCGGCTAGCGCGATTACTTCGATTAGCGAACGGATCTCGACGCGCAGGGCGGTGATGCGCGAGAGGTTGGCCAGTCGGGTATCCGACTGGCCTTCCTTCTTCTGGATTGCGGGCGTAAGCCCGCTGCTGTTGACGTTGTCGTCCGAAGGCTGCGCCGGAACGGCGCCAGCAAGCACGAGCCTCGGGCGTTTGTCAGCGCTTTCCCGCTTTCGCGACAGCGGACGCGGGGTAGAAGAGGCCGGGTGCGGGGTCATTTCGCCTCCCACGGTTCGCCCGGATAGGGCCAAAGCTGTGAGGCGCGCGCTGCCGCAGCGGGTTGGGCAGCATTCGCGAGATCTTCAGTCCAATCCGGATCAGGCTGCGCCCATTGCCTGTCGAGCCATGCACGAACGCCGGGCGCTTCCTTGCTCTCGCCGAGGCGGGGGTCTTCAAGACGGCGTGTGAGTTCCTGCACGGCGCCTCGGATGGCTTGCCTGCGCGTCGGATACGTCGGTTCGCCCTCGTGCCATGAACACGGGCTGGAACCGCTTCCTGTGCCCATGCGATACGAAGTCGACGAGATCCACTTCCCGATCTCGACCTGAGCGAGATGAATCTCGGCGGGGTGCGCCTGAAGACGCTTCGAAAGCGGTGCCTTGATCGTCTCGTGCCGGACGTAGACGCCGTGCTCGTTCGGTTTGGAAACTGCGTATTTCCGCTTCTTCTCAGGCAGATCGAGCAGATCCGAGAACGGCCCGATTGCAGCGTGCACGCCCGAGATCGTGCCGGGAGAGAGTTTGCCGAACATCGGGTCGTGCAGCACGGACTGGAGTGCCTGCAAAAGTTGCTTTGCGCTCGCATCACTGATCTTCTTCGCCGCCGGCGCCGTATCGGGCTTTGCCAGATGCTTCTTCGTGACCTTGGCTTTGCCTGTGGCCTTCGCTTCTGCTGCGCTTTTCTGAAGCCGCTCCAGCGCTTTCTCGGGGCCGTGCCGGCGGATTTCCTCGATCGCGAGCGTGCCGGCGACCGTGCCTTCGCGCACAAGCGTGTGCAATCCGGCAGGCGCCGTCTCGAGCAGCGCAACATCGCGGACTGTCTGGTCGGTGATGTTTAGTCGCATGCAGATCGTCTTGACGTCGACGCCATGTACGGCGCGCAGCTCGGCAATCTTCTCGGCGAGTTCGAGCGGCGACGTGCGCTTGCTGTCGTTGCTCGTCAGGCCGCCGAAGATCATATTGACGCGATCGACCGACTTCGCGTCCAGCATGACGACGGGGATGAGACCGACATCGATGCCTGCCTTGATGGCGAAGCCGGCGCCGTGATAGCGGTGCTGACCTTTCCAGACGTACACATGGTCCTCGCCGTTGACCTTGCGGACATAGCAGTGCAGCGGCTGGCTCTTGTCGAATCCCTCGGTGGCGATCAGCTTGCCGATGTGTTTGGCCCAGGCGACATCGAGTGGCCGAACGTTGTCGCGTGGATCGTAGTGAAGCGCGTCGTAGGGGAGCATCCACAGGTCGGCCGATTTGCCACCGGCCGTCTTGACGGCAGCCTTCGTGTTGCCCGTAGCGATCGGCTCGTCGAGCTGGAGCGGGCGGGTGCGCCTGTCGTTCATGCGGCACCTCCGCGATCACCACCGGAAAGCCTCGTGGACCGCCCTTTCAACAGCGGGCGCAGGAAGCACGCGGCACAGAACGTCGCGATGAGGACGACGGCCGTCTTGCCGGCGGTGATGCCCGCGACGATCCAGAGCACGGCATCGGTCAGACCGAGTGCGGCGCCGAGCGTGCGGTTCGGTTGACGACCGGTAAGCAGCCAGGCCGTCATGCAGGTTGCGATGGCAATGAGCAGGGCGAGCATCAGGCGGCCTCCCTGAGAGGCGGTCGACCGCGACGCTTCGCCGTCTTCTTGGTGGTCGCTTCGGGGGCCCATGCAGTCTGTCCCATGCGGTACCGCGTGATCGCCGAATGGCAGTCGCCCTCGCTCGGGTAGCTGATCTGCGTGCGAACGATCTCGTGACCGTCGAGGATCACGTACTCCGTATAGATGCTGTTGGTCAGCGGCTGGCGACCGACGAGGTAGGGGCCGACCATAACCGGCGTCGACGGGCGCGGTGCGCGCGGGTCGTATTTCACGATCGAGCGCAGACCGATCGTGTCGCGGCGTGTCGGTTCGACCGCCGAGGAGGGCATAAGCAATTTTTTGCGTGGCATGCGGATTACTCCGTATCGCCAGCGGCCCGTCGCTTGTTGTCGATGAGCTTGTCGCTCACCGGCTGCTCGCGTTGCTTTCGCAGTCCGGCAAGGACCGCGAGACAGGTTCGCGTGGCAGGGTTGGTAAGCGCGTCGCTGATGGGGCCGGGGAAATGGCGGAGGCGATGCTCCCGCACGATGTCTGCATCGGTGACGGGGATTCGCTCGGCCATTGTCCGGCCTCGTCAGGCAGACGCGGGGCGGCCGAGCGGCCGGTACTTCAGGAGGCGTTGCAGCAGGCCGCCCAGTCGCTCTCGCGAATGGGTCGGGCGCGGTGCGGTCGGTGCGTTATGGCCACACGCACATGAGATGAACTGCCCGTGCGGCGCTCGACCGTAGACGCCGCCGCAACAAAAGCAGTGCGTGAACGATTGGAATGCCGGGTCGCCGGTGCGGACGGTGATGACAAGGTCGAATTCAGCCTGTACGGCGACCGGCACTTCAAGTTCGACGTCAACGACGACAGCGTGCGTGTCGATGCCGCGCAGGAAGCCGGCATCGACGTCTTTGGCCGATGCTGCGCGGAGGAATACGTAGTCGCAGGCGCCTTTGTCGATGCGCAGGTAACTCGCGATCGCGACGCCGATCTGCGCAGCGATGCGGTCAGTGGGCTCGGCGAGCCGCTGGACGAGGATCTTTTCCATGTCGGCTCCCTCAGACCATCGGCCGGACGTGGCCGGTCTGGACGGTGTTCGGTGCGTGCTCAACGGGTGCGTCCGGGTCCGGCGAGAACACCTGAATGCCGATCACGATTACGGCGATTGCGATGAAGATGCGGTAGCAGGGCGACTGCTCAAAGTCGCTTTGGGGCGTTTGCTGCGTTACGCGTGGCTGCTGCTCATGGCGAAGCCAGCCGTGCCGTTTATCGGTGTTTATGTCGAGGTTTCGCATAGTCGTCTCCGTATGTAGACGAGCGCGAGTATCCGACTACGGATACTGATTTGTCAATCCGTAGTCGGATATTTCACCCGAAAGGAAGCTCGGTGACCCAGCGTAGCGGGCGCCAAGCTATACCGAATTTTCGTGCGCGGATAGGCTTCTAGTCGTCTCGGCCGTCGCTTGGTGCGAAGAGGCTTGCGGCGAGAGTAATCACAGAATCGAGCCAGTTGATGTGATTGATATACGCCGCGATTGCAAGGGCTACGGGAATGATGATGGCGAGCGTATAGAAACCGTGCGGCGGGTTGTCGCGCTTCTTGATTTGGCTGTGCCAGCGAACGCGCTGATGAAGAGCGTCAAGCCCCTCAGCAATTGCATCGGCAAATTCAGGCTCGATGTCGGCTGCGATGATGTCGACGGCGCCGTCCTGCCTAAGGGTGACGAAGGCCGCGGCTACGGGCGCCGCTTCCGGGTCGTCAAGGTGCGAGAGTATTGTGTTGCGAACAGAGAGTTTGCGGGCCACCACGTGATTCTCTTTGGCGGGGCTCTCCGTAGTGGTGGGGGCTTTCACCAGTCGGAGGTGGGTTCTTCCGGCGTTATCTTTCCCGTTTCGTGCGGCGTGGGCGTGTTCTGGTGTGGTGTTCGTCATTCTTGTTGTTGAGCGCATTGTTCGATAGGTTTGTATCGATTGCGCTCTGTCGCGCCGCTTTTTCGGCGGGCGCTGGAATGATCGATTTATGCAAATTGAGTTTCGTTACAGCGGTGTCGTGAATCCCCCGGTCATGATTATCCATAACGAACTCGATGAACGCACCGATGCTCGCCTTCTCACTCTCGCTCAGGCGGGAATAGCGGTCGCGATCGTATTTCAATTCGGCGGCTTGATGAGCCTTTGGCTCCTCAATTAGCTCATAGATCGACACGCCAAACGATTTCGCTACCTGAAGTGCCGTTATTAGCAGGCAATCGGTTTCGCCGGCCACCAGGCGATTAATTGAGCTTTGGGAGAGCTTTGCCTTTTTGGCGAGTTGTACCTGGCGCGACAACTCCGTGCTGTCGTTCATAAGTCGTAGCACGTTGTCGGCGACGATTTTGCTGAGAGGTCTGTTCATACTGGCAATCTTGCCGAACACGGATTGCCGTGAGCGGATAGATGTCGACGGGCTCGGACTTGCCGATATATCCGAGAACGGATAATATCCGGGCGGATTCATCACCATTTCTCTGTCATGTCTCAATCAAGCAATTCGATGTTGGCCAAGGTCGTGCACCGGCTGCTGAGTCGCCGCGGGGATTGGCCGACGGTCGCCCGTGAAAGCGGGGTGCCTTACACGACTCTCACGCATATCGCCCAGGGGCATAGCCGAGACCCGCGCATATCCACGGTCCAGGCTCTACACGACTACTTCGAAGAGCATCCCGCACCGACCGACTCCCGCGAGCCGGCCGGCGCTACGCACTGACGCGGACGGAGGAAGTCATGAAGCAACTGTATGCCCGCTTTATCTCGTGGCTCATCAAATCGGAAACCCCTGGTCCGGCCGACGAGCGCCGTAAGGCACTCGCAGACCTGGTTATTCGGATCGAATGTACGTCTCCGGAGAATTGTCGAGGACGAGAGTGACTTCGGCGATACCAGAGCGGTGCTCGAACTGTCGACGGATTACGCGAAATACGATGGTTTCGTTCGCACCTGCAATCGCGTAGTCGTCGCCAACGGCCGGAATAGCACCTGAGGTGTCGTAATTCCCAAGCTGGTAACCGCTAGGCACCTCGGATGCGGCCTCCGGTGTAAAGCGCAGTATGAGTTCAGCTTTCATGGGTATTCCGTTCTTGCTTTTAGGTTGTTCAACAAACCAGCGCCCGAAGGCGCGGATGGAGGAAGTAATGAAGCGACTGTATGCGCGGTTCGTGCTGTGGCTGATCCGTCCGGCGCTCAGCTTGCAATTCGAATCGTCGAAGGGCCTTGGGGCGAGAGTCATATTGGACGCCTTTGCTGAAGTCGACACTGAACATCCTCTGTCACCCAGCGGCCTCGACTTTATTCGTCCGTGGCTTGGCGAGCATCAGGGTGAACCACCGGCGAATCTATGGAAGGCCGAAAAATTCCGTGAAGGCTTCAAGAAGTTTGTCCGTCAGTGAGCATATCCATCATGCCGCTAATGGATTGGTCAAAGCCGTGGAAAGTTAGCTCGCTAATAACGTTTTGCTTCTTCATCAGCTCTCTCGCACGCGTTGCGTCTTCGGCAAGCTGGGTTGCACACCATATCCGCTGCTCGGGCTCCATGGCATGAATGAGGGTGGCAAACAGCGCTCCATACGCAAGGAGTTGGCCGTGAAGCTGGTCGGGATGATTCGCTTGTTTCATGAGTGCTCCGTTTGTGTGGTTAGTGAAGGGGTTTCCGGCCCCGCTTCATTCTCGCACGGGCGCGAGCACTCTCTTTTGTTCGCAGCACGGTAGTAGCAGTAGTTAGAACGCAGCCCGAATCGTAGAGCCAGCGATCAGGGCTGCACAGACTGAAACGTCATCGTAGTCAACAACGGGGTGTTGAATGACGCGCAGATATAGCAATGCGAATTGGCTCGACGTGTTGTACACGTCGGTCCGCGATACGTCCGGCGGAGTGGTTGAGGCTGCGGCGTACCTCACGAATCGCCGCGGCCGAAGCATCACCAGCGAGGCGCTGCGCTTGAGACTGGCCGGACAGGGCGACCACCGCCTGTCGATGGAGATGTTCGAGCTGCTGATCGAATGGATGCAGGAACGCGGTCGTCCGGATGCACTGAATGCCGTGCATGCGCTCAACGAACGCTTCGACCTGATCGCGGCGCCGATCGAAAACGACACCGAAACCGGCAGCGCGAACACCGTCGCGCTTCATACGCTCGATCTCGCTCGCCATACGGGTAAGGTGGCCGATGAGGTTCGTGCGGCACTTGCCGACGGCAAGATTACCCCGGTTGAAGCGGAGGCCATTGCAGCTGCTGCACGAGCCAGTCAGCGCATGCTCGACCGCCTTGTCCGAGCCGCGCGTCGCGCCTCACGCCGGGAGTCGCAGTGAGCCGATTCGCGCCAGGCATGGCGTGTTGCAATCGGTATCGCACCGGAATCGGACTGACCTGCAGCATCGAGCAGCAGCTGACGTGCGCGGCGAGCGCCCTGAAATGGCAGTCAGCCAACAGTCCCGAGACTGTGCAGCGACTCGTCCGGGATCTGCTGTCGACGTTCCCTGCGCACGCAGCGTATCTGCGCCTCGCCGCGCGTGAAGCTGAGGCGCTGGACGTGTTCGTCGACGAGGCCGCTCTGCACTGCGCGGCACTCCCGACGAAGACCGAACGGCAGGCATATCGGGCGGCGCTCGTCGGCACGCTCGATTCTCCGGCGTATTCCGAACCGCTCACCACGGCGCTTTCTGCCGACCAGATCACACGCTTCGACACCCTCATGGCCGCCGAATGGCATCGCCTGCGCGGCAAACCTGTATCCGGAGAAAAAAGTGACTTTGAACGGTGCTAGTACGTCGCTGCGGCACCGGCACGCCTTGCGCAACCGCATACCGGTTGGATCCCACGGTTGCGCGGCGGGCCGAGGCGCTTGGCGCGGCTTCGTTCTCATGCGCCAGCGACGCCAGCATGAGCAGCTTTGCGTGAACGGTCTGCGTGTCGCTGGCGTGTCGGCAGTACGTCGAGGGTGATGATGCCGCGTGTCGCGTTCGATGCCACCGGTCCGCCGTGGTCAGCTGGAGCGTTCAGGTCATCCAATCATCCACCCTGATCCTCACAAAGGACCGCAAAAAAAATGGCAACACTCGACCAGATCCGTGCGCAGTTGATCGCGGCGGACCACCCTGTGCCGTCCGCCGAACTCGTCATCAACGGCCAGCCGCAACGCTATGGTCCGAAGAAAAAATTCTGGTACTCGCTGCATGAGGTCGTGAAGGCCGGTCAGGTTATTGGCTATACCGGCGCTTTTGGCTTCTGGTCCGGCAACGATAACGGCGCTCAGGCGTTCGAATGGCAGGGCGAAACGCTGTCGCCTGAAGACGTCGCGGCCACTAAGGCCCGGCAGGACGCGATCGCGCGCGAGCAGGAAAACAAGCGGCAGCACGCGGCGAAGCTCGCGGCGAACCGAGCGCGGCAGCAGTGGCAGGAAGCGAGCGATGAAGGCTTGTCGGCATACCTGGAGCGCAAGCAGATCACGCCCGAAGGCGTGCGCTTTGCGGCCGATGGCGACACGCTTGTGCCGATGTTCCGGTACGACGAGAATTTCCGTCTCGTCGGCCTGCAGAAGATCACACCGAGCGGTGCGAAGCGCTTCAACAAGGGCATGGAGAAAAAGGGCGCCCTGTACCTGCTCGGTGAGCTGAACGACGACAGCAAAGTCGTGTTGATTGCCGAAGGCTACGCGACAGCCCGCTCGATCCGCATGGCAACCGAAGGTGCTGTGCCCGTGGTGATCTGCTTCGACGCCGGCAACATGTTTCCCGGCGCCGAGTACCTTCGTGCGCACTATCCCGACATTCACGTGATGATCTGCGCGGACGATGACTGGGCGATCGAGCAGCGTTTGCGCGATCACCTCGCGGAGCGGTTTGGTTATGCGGATGCGTTCGAGATCGGCGGTGAGCCGATACTCGTCGAGGCGCACAAGACGTGGTACCGGGTTGCCGGCCGATGGAACACGGACGGCCACGGTGTCCAGTCGCTCGTTCTCACGTGGGGCAACGATGTGATGCCGGAACGTGCGCAGCACTTCGAGAATGCCGGTCTGACGCACGCCTTCAAGGCGGCCGATCGCATCGGCAATGCGAGCGTGGTCTATCCGGTCTTCGCGGCGCGCGGCACGCGCAAGCTGACCGACTTCAATGACCTGCACGTCGACGAAGGGTTGCACGTCGTCAAGGCCCAGATCGAAACAGCGTTGCTGTATGAGCTGAGCCCGAAGGACGCCGGCAGTGATCATGCGCGGTATCTCGCCGCCGTCGAGCCGATCGTTGACCCGCTCTATGACAAGGCGGTCGAGCACGTGCGTGCGACGCGCAGCGCGTCGACCTCGAAGCTGCAGCGCACGCTGCAGATCGGCTACAACCGGGCCGCGCGGCTGCTCGAAGCGCTGGAGAAGGCGGGTATCGTGTCGCCGATCGACGACGCCGGCCGCCGCCGCGTGCTGGCTTCCAACCCCACGTCCGCTGCCGCTGGATCGGTGGGAGGTATGGACGACGATCACGAGAACGGCGCGTACACGTGGGAGCAACGGCTGCGACGCACCGAGCGCGGGGCGCTGAAACCCGACCTCGACAACGTGATCGACATCCTGTCGCACAGTGACCGGTGGCAGGGCGTGCTTGCCTACGAGGAATTCTCGCAGAAGGTGCGCAAGCTGAGGGCGCCGCCGTACGAGGGCGGCACCGACGGCGAATGGCTCGAACACGACGACGTGCTGCTGACCGACTGGTTCGGGCGCACGTGGTCGATCACGCCGCGACGCGATGTGATCTGCGATGCGGTAGCGGCCGTCGCACGCCGCAACAGCTACCACGTCGTGCGCGACTATCTGCGCAAGCTGGAGTGGGACCAGAAGCCGCGCGTACGTACGTGGCTGGTCGACTACCTCGGCGTCGAAGATTCGCCGTATGCGCGTGCCGTGAGCTACAAGTGGCTGCTCGGCGCAGTCGGCCGCGTGATGGAGCCCGGCTGCAAGATGGACAACGTGCTGATCCTCGAAGGCGCGCAGGGCGCAGGCAAATCGCGGTCGATCAAGATGCTGTTCGGCGAGGAATGGTCGATGGAGGCCAACATCAGCCTGAACGACGCGGACGCGGTTGAAGTGCTCGGCGGCAAGTGGGCAATCGAGCTGGCCGAGCTGGACGCGCTGAACAAGTCCGACTCTGCAGCGGCGAAGCGCTGGATCACGACGCAGGCCGACGTCTACCGGCCGAAATATGCGCGGCGGGCGATCCGCGTGCCACGCCAGTTCGTCGTGGTCGGCACGGTGAACCTTGACGCGTACCTAAAGGATGAGACCGGAAACCGGCGCTACTGGCCAGTGCGTGTGCAGCCGTGGATCGCACTCGCATCGCTGCGATCCGATCGCGATCAGCTCTGGGCGGAAGCCTGTTCGATGTATAGCGAGTGGGCTGCGGAGAACGCGGAAGCGGGCGGCGAGTTGCCGACACCGTGGCAGGTGCTGGACGACGAGAAGGCAATGTTCGAGGTCGAGCAGGCTGCCCGCTACGAAGGCGACATGTTCGAGTCGGTGATTGCCGAATTCGTCCTGCAGCGCGACAGCGTGACGATGGAAGACATCGCGTTCGACTGCCTGAAGATCGAAACCGCGTCGAAGATCACGAAGCCGGATCAGCGTCGTATTGGCGCCGCGATGAAAGCGCTCGGCTGGGAGCGTAAGCGGGAAACGAAGGGCGCACGTCGATGGTATTACGTGCGGCCGCCCGTACCGCCGATCCGACCCGCATCCGCGCCAGCCGCACCGCGTCCTGAGGACGACGATGCACCGCTGTAACAGCGCGCCATCTTGCACGCGTCAGCGCGCCGTCGCGTTCCATGCGGCGCGCCGTGCCGTGACTCCGGATGCGACAGCCCGCCGTTCCGGCCGTCCCGCGTCCCACTGGCCGATGCACTTTCCATAGCCTTGTGCACGCTCCCGCGACATGCGCGACGTGAGGGAGCGCATGTCGCGCGTCGCAGGGGCATACACACATTTTTTTTCATCGTTATCGAAGTGGGACGTAGGACGGAATAGGGGGTGAAGATGATCGACGGCCTGAAAGAGCAAGCCGGGAGTGCGATGAGCGTGCGCAGTCAGCTCGGGGAAACGGTCGCTGATCCGAAAGTCACTTTGGCGGCGCTCGCGTTCGCGAGCGACCTTGGGCGTTTGCTGTGGCGCATGAAGTACGGGCAGGACGTGAAGCGTTCCGGGCTGCATCGGGCGGCACTGTTGCTCGCCGCTCGAATCCGTCAGCCGGGCCGGTTCGCGCGGTCGAAGTTCACGGGCCTGACGAACGCGCAGCGGTTCCAGCAGCGGCGCGGCGAGGTAGTCGAGCGCGAGCAATCCGACATCATTGAACGGTTCGCACACCGCGCGATCGTCGAATGGGTTGATGACGCGTGCCCACGCTGCGATGCACGTGGGACGATCGGGCGGACTGCTGAGCGCCGCTATTCGTGGGCAAGGTGCGATGCGTGCGACGGTGCCGGGACCACCGTGTCGGAAGAGCGGATACCGTTCGCGACGCGTCGCGATGGCTGCGGACCGCTCGTGCTGCGCGAGCGCGCACGCTGTGACGAGTGTTTGGGGCTTGGCCGTGTTCAGGTGGAGTGGGGCGACAGGCGCACGGGCCGCCAGATCTGTCCGGATTGCGGTGGATCGGGGCGGCGCCAGCCAAACGACGCGGGGCGCGCACAGGCCCTCGGTGTCTCGCTGGGCCATTACCGGACCAACTGGGCGCCGCTGTTCCACGGGGTGCTTGCCATGCTCGACGCCGTCGACGGTCGGGCCGAGGACACGATGCGGCAGCAACTCGTGAGGCGTTAGCAGGATGGACTTGCATATTGGCGCACGCTCATCCTATACTCCGCCCCAGTCGTCCTTTACCGCAATCACTGGGCGTCCTGGAGCGGTCGCAGCGTCGTACCGCAACCCTTTCCTTGCAGACGTACAGCATCGCGGGAGCGCCGCGACCTATACCGATAAAAGCCTGCAAGGACTCGTTTGGCCCCAGCTCGGCCCGACGAAACGTGAATACCAAAGCCTCGTGTGCGCAAGCCACGGGGCTTTTTGCATTGGTGCTGTTCTCATCGCGCGAGCGTGCAATGGCAAATACGACAATCGAGATCGACACGAGTGAACTGTCGCAGCGTCTTGCCGATGAAGTCGCGCGACAGTTGCCGTATGCCTCTTCGCTCGCATTGAACAGCATTGCCGACAAGACCAAAGCGGCTCTCGTCGACACGATGGGCCGCGTGTTCGACAGGCCGACGCCGTACACGTTGAATGCGCTTTATGTGCGGCGCGCGACGAAGCAAAACCTTGAGGCGCAGGTGCGTTTCAAGGATGCGACGTCGAAGGGCACCGCCGCCTCAAAATACCTCGGGCCTGAAGTGTCCGGCGGGGCGCGATCGGTGAAGCGGTTCGAGCGAGCGCTGTCGTCGAATATCGGTCGCATCAGTGAGGTCATGCAACGGCTCGGCGTGACGAATTACTTCGTTCCCGGCACGGGCGCGCAGCTCGACGCTTACGGCAACATGGTGCGCGGCCAGTTCTCGAAGATCCTCTCCCAGCTCGCCGGCCAGAACGACCGTTACGCGAACGAGACACCCACATCGCGCAACCGGCGCGAGGGCAAGGCGGTCGGGCCGCGCAAGGTTCGGCCACGGCCACAGCCGCGCTACTTCATCGCCGGTCTGTACAAGGCACGGCACCTGGCGCCCGGTATCTGGATTCGCACTCCAATCGGGCGCGGCCAATGGGATGTGAAACCGGTGCTGATCGAGGCCAAAGCGGCGCCGCAGTACAGCGAGCGCTTCCCGTTCTACGAGACAGCCGAACGGGTCTTCGACGATATCGCAGCGCCCGAGATGGAGAAGGCCCTCGCGATCGCGTTGGGGAGTGCCTGGTAGCAGGGTGGACACGCCCGGCCCGGTGGTCGGGGGCCCCTGGAGGCGAGGGCGAACACGGGTAATTCGAACCCCGTACTTTTTGTACTAACGACGCAGGCCAGGGGGTTGTACATATGCCAACACAAGCCGACATTGCGGCTCACCTTGGGATCAGTCAACAGGCTGTCTCCGGCCAGATGAACCGGCTCGAAATCGACTGGCGTACCGCATCAATGGAAGCAATCCGACTGGCGTACATCGATCATCTGCGCGGCCTCGCTGCCGGCAACCGCAGCGAAAACGGCATCGATCTCGTGGCCGAGCGCGCGATGACCGAGCGCATCACGCGCGAACTAAAGCTGCTTGAGCTGGCTGAGAAGCGGAACCAGCTCGTGAACGCTGCTCAACTCGAAGCGGCTTACGGCCAGTTGGTCGATGCGTTCCGCGCCGAACTGCTGGCACTGCCCGAAAAGATCGTCGACGACATTCGCACGCTGTATGGGATCGACGTCGACGTGGACCTGGTCAATGAATATTTCGTCAACGCTCTCGCCGAGCTATCTGGACACGACGCAGGCGGTGAACGCACTGCTCGCGCGACTGCGCGCCCGGCTGACGCCACCGCTACGGATGGGGACGACGGAGTGGTCCAGGCTCTTTCGTCGCCTGTCGGCGAAGAGTTCTGCGAAGGAGGGCCGCTATAACCCGGAGCTGACGCCCTGGGTCTTGGGCATGCACGCGGCGCTCGACGACCCGACGATCCAGAAGGTGGTAGGCGAGAAGTCGGCCCAGATCGCGTGGACGGACGGCGTCATGATGAATTACATCGGTAAGCGGATTCACACCGATCCATGCCCGATGATCGTGCTGTTCCCAAAGCTGAAGACGGCGCAGAGCTTCTATAAGGAAAAGCTCAAACCCGCGATCGAGGCGACGCCTGTGTTGAGCGAGATTATTCCTGTCTCGAAGAAGCGCGACACGGACAACCTGTGGAATCACAAGGCGTTCCCGCGCGGCTATCTGAAGCTCGTCACGTCCAATGCACCGGACGACGTGAAGTCGACGTCGGCACCGGTCGTGATAGTCGAAGAGCCCGACGACACGAATGAGAACGTCAAGGATCAGGGCGACTCGATAACACTGCTCGAAGAGCGGACGAAGTCGTATTCGGATCGTCGACGCAAAGTAATTTTGGGCGGCACGCCGACGATCGATGGCTTCTCGCGGATCCATCAGGCTTATCAGGCATCCGATCAACGCGTCTATCTGGTGAAGTGTCCAGACTGCGGTGAGCGACACGAACTGGCTTTCGAGAACGTGCGTTGGTCGAGCGAGGCGCCGGTCGAGCACGAAGTGTTTGGCCGGGCGCAGCCGGAGACCGCGCACTATGTTTGCCCGCATTGCGGCTCGATCTGGAACGACTCGAAGAAGTTCCGCGCGGTGCTGCAGACTTCGCGTCTCGAAAACTTCGGGTGGGTTGCTACGGCGCATGCGCCGGGTGTAGCAGGCTTTCGTATCTGCGAGCTTGTCTCCGGGTTCCCGGGCTCACGCATGACGGTGCTCGTCCGCAAATATCTCGTCGCCATGCATGCGTTGAAGCAAGGCGATGACGCGAAGATGCGCTCGTTCGTGAACAACACGGAAGGGCGTCCGTACAAGGTGAAGACCGGTCTGCCGGAGCTGGAGGCGCTTGCGCAACGCGCGCTCGACTACAACGCATTCGGCGTGCCGTTCGGCGGCTTGCTGCTGACCGTCGGTATCGACGTGCAGCACGACCGTCTTTCGGTGCTCGTGCGCGCGTGGGGGCGGGGCGAGGAAAGCTGGCTTGTGGTGTGGGATGAAATCCACGGCAACGTACTTGAGCAGGGAGCGAATCCGCTCGTCGGCGGCGTATGGGGTGCTCTCACAACCATGCTGACGGCGGCCTATCGGCACGAAACGGGCGCAGCGCTGCGCATGCGCGCGGCGTCAATCGACTCAGGCGACGGCTCTACATCGGATGCGGTGTATCGGTATGTTCGCGCAGCGCGTGCAAACGGCATCCCGATCATGGCGATCAAGGGCGCGAAGGATGCGGGCGCAGAGATATTCCGCGCTCCATCGGACAAGTCGGTTGATGCGAACCAGGACAACACAAAGGCCACGAAATACGGTCTGAAGGTGTTCCCGGCGGGCGTGGGCCGGGCGAAGGATCTGATCCTCGGCAATCGCATGAAGCTGGACGGCGATGGCCCTGGGCGCATGCACTGGTATCGCGCGGTACGCGATGACTATCTGAAGCAACTGACCGCCGAGGTCAAGATGCCCGGCCGGCGCGGCGGCCGTCAGGTGTGGACGAAAAAGGCCGGTGCCCGCAACGAAGCGCTGGACTGCGAAGTGTATGCGCTCCACGCAGCACGCAGTCTCAAGACGCATCTTTTCACGGAAGCGCACTGGATGGTGGAACAGGCCCGCATGCAGCAGGGCGGCCTGTTCGAGACCGTGCCGGTGATTACCGCACTTCCTTCCGGTGACGCGGCGCCATTGGTGGCCGCGCTGCAGCCGGCGGTCGAGGCTGGCGAGCCTGTGCCTGCTGTTCCGCCGGTAGCGCCGCCTCCTCCTGCGCAGCGTCCAGTTGCGACCGTGCAACAACGGCCGCAGCCTGCACCGCGGACGGTTGTGCGATCGAAGTATCTCAGCAGAAGGCGATGACATGGCATATACGCAATCGGATCTGGACCGCATCGACCGGGCAATCGCGCGCGGTTCGCTGGAGGTCCGGTACGCAGACCGCCTCGTGAAGTTCCGCACGCTCGACGAGCTGTTGACGGCCAAGCGCGAGATTCAACGCGAGCTGGTGGCTGCCACCGGCTCGGCCGGGCGCCCGCGCGCGACGCTGCTGCGTTCGGCCGGCAAGGGGGCGCGATGAGCGCACGCGCCTTTCCGGCATTGAAATCGCGCGGCTTCGTTTTGCCGCCGCGCGCGATGGCCTATGAGTCGGCTGGCAACACAGGGAGCCGCACGCGGGACTGGCGCACGTCCGGCGCCGGTCCGACCGCGGCGGCGGCCGGCGGCCTGCGCACGCTGCGCAGCCGCTCGCGCGACGCGCAGCGTAACGATCCGTGGGCGAAAAAGACCATCGCGAGCCTCGTATCGTCTGCGATCGGCACCGGCATCCGGCCGTATCCGCAGCACCCTGACCCCAGCGTTCGGCAGCAGCTCACAGAGCTGTGGGACGACTGGTCAGTCGAGGCGGATGCGGACGATCGCATGGACGTATATGGGCTGCAGACGCTCGCCGCGCGCGCGATGTTTGGCGACGGCGAAGGTCTGGTGCGATTCCGTCCACGTCTTCCATCGGATGGCCTGACGGTACCCCTTCAGTTGCAGGCGATCGAGTCGGATTTTCTGCCGGTCGAGCGCAGCGAGATGCTGCCGAACGGCAACGAGATCATCTGTGGCGTCGAGTTCGACAAGGTCGGGCGCCGGGTTGCGTATTACCTGTGGAACCGGCATCCCGGCGATGGCCGGGTGCAGCCCGGCGTGGGGCTCGTGCAGCGACGGGTGCCAGCCGATCAGATCATTCACCTGTACCAGGTCGACCGGGCGGGGCAGGTGCGCGGCATAACGGTACTCGCGACCATTCTGCTGCGCCTGAAGACACTCGACAGCTTCGACGATGCAGTGCTGGTTCGTCAGGAGGCGGCGAATCTCTTTGCCGGTTTCGTCACGCCCGCACTCCCTGAGACGGGTTTACCTGCGGTGCAGACGGACGAACTGGGCAACCTGCTCACGCCTGGCCATAACGGCAGACAGCCGGCCGCGTCGATCGAACCGGGAACGATGCAGGAACTCAATCCCGGCGACCAGGTTACGTGGTCCGACCCGCCCGATGCGGGCGACAACTACGCCGACTTCATGCGTCAGCAACTGATGGCCTCTGCAGCTGCGGCGGGTCTGCCGTACGAACTGCTGTCGGGCGACCTGCGCGGCGTGAGCGACCGGGCGCTGCGCGTGATCCTGAACGAGTTTCGCCGCTCGATCGAGCAGCTGCTGTGGACGACGTTCATTCACCAGTATTGCCGCCGCACGTGGTCAGGGTTCCTCGACGCGGCAGTGCTCGCCGGCGAATTGCCGGCCACGGACTATCAGCGTAACCGGAGGCTCTATCGACGCGTCCAGTGGGTTCCGCACGGTTGGGACTACGTCCATCCGGTGCAGGACGTGCAGGCACGTGGCCTCGAAGTGCAATACGGATTCCGTAGCCGCTCATCGGTCGTCCTGGCCCGTGGGCAGTTGCCGGACGCGGTCGACCGGGAGCGGGAGGCCGATGAGAAGCGCGAAAAGTCACTTGGCCTTTCTTCTGGCGTCCGCCCGCCGGCCGCTGGTTCAACCACGCAGCAGTCAGCTGCAACCGAGTCACAGGATGATCAATGAAAAGAGGAAACTGGTACGCGATTACCGCGCTGCAGACGGATTCGGGCGTTGTGGCCGAGGTGCGGATCTACGACGAGATCGGGTTCTGGGGCGTTACCGCGAAGGATTTTATCGCGCAGCTCGATGCTGCGGCGGCCAACGCCTCGCAGGTGCTCGTCGCTATCAATTCACCCGGCGGCGATGTGACCGACGCATTCGCGATATACAACGCGCTGCGTCGATATGCGGGCAAGGTCGTCACGCGCGTCGACAGCATCGCCGCTTCGGCCGCGACGATTCCGCTGATGGCTGGCGACACGATCGTGATGCCGGAGAACGCAATGCTGATGATCCACGAACTGTCGACGGTCGCCGTCGGCACCTCGGATGATCTGCGCGGCGCGGCGGACATGATGGACAAGATGCGCGATTCGGTGGTTGCGGCCTACGCGAGCCGTACTGGCCAGACGCCCGAAGCCATCCAGCAGATGATGAAGGACACGACGTGGATGACGGCCAGCGAGGCAAAGGAGCTTGGCTTCGCGGACGAGATCGAGCAGCCTGTACGACTCGCTGCCTCGATCAACGCGGTCGGCCGTCTCGCGCGCTATCAGGGAGCACCGCAGGCGTTCATCGAAATGATTGAGGAAGCGGACGCGTCGGCGGCGACGACCTCGACGACCCAGACGACCGTGACGCCGCCGGCCGGTGCCGCGAACGAGGATCCGCCGCTGGCACCTGTTTCCACGACGCCCGTCGATGCGACGATGCTGGCCACGCACGTGTTCACGATGTGCCGTAGTGCAGGTGTGAGCAACCTCGCGGAGCCGATCATCATGTCGTGCGGCCTGAAGGACCAGGCGTCGGTCGACGCGCGGATCAGCTCGGCGCGCGAGATCGCGGGCCTGTGCGTGGCTGCGAAGCTGCCCGAAGCAACTGCCGAGTACGTGTCGTCCGGCCTGAACGTCGAGCAGGTGCGTGCGCGCCTCTTTGATCGCGTGACGGCGCAGGCCGCTGCGCCGATTAGCACCCATCAGCGGCCGCAAGCCGAAAGCACCGGGGCGGCGGCTGGCCTGTCCTCGGCGAGCATCTATGCCAGCCGTCGCCAATCCGTCCAATCCATCCAGATGAAAAGGAGCTGATCGATGCCGGTCGTTACCGAATCCCTCCATACCGGAGGCTACATCCTGTCCGAAGGCCCCGGGCGCATCTCGCGCGACCAGATCACGGTCGCGGCAGGTGACGCGCTGCCCGTTGGCCAGTTGCTCACGAAAGGCGCAAACGACGTGTACTCGCCGTATTTGACGGCGGACGCCGCGACTGCGCCGGCACACGCCGTGCTGTACGCGGCCATCCCGGCCAGTGTGGCCGCGCGCGCGGCGGTGGCCACGGTGCGTCTGTCCGAGGTCGCCCAGGCGCAGCTTACCGGCTTCGACGAGACGGCTGCTGCGGATCTCGCTGCGAGCTACATCATCGTGCGCTGACATAGCGCCAGCGGTGCTGGCGTGCTTCAACAGAGAGTGGCTGCCTCACGGCAGCCTTTTTTATTTCCCGAGCGGGCCGACATGGCGTTGACCATGCAGCCCGCTTTCGTTTGTGGAGTGAAAACAGATGGCTGACATCGGAATCATGAACGCCGATGAGTTCTCGGTCGAGAGTCTCACGGCATCGATCAACGAGTCGCCGGCCGTGCCCGGTCGCATCGGCGCACTCGGCCTTTTCGAGGAAGACGGCATCCAGTCGACCTCGGTGCAGATCGAGAAGGACGGTGACACGCTCGCGCTTGTCGCTGCAGGCGAACGTGGGGCGGAAGGCCAGGTGGTCACCGGCGACAAGCGCGTGATGATCTCGTTCTCGACGGTGCATCTGCCGCAGGTTGCGTATATCGGCGCGGACGAGATTCAGGGCGTGCGTGCCTTCGGCACGACCACCGAGCTGCAGGTGATGCAGGACGTGGTGAACCGGCGCCTGAACAAGATGCGCCGGCAGCTTGACGCAACGCACGAGTGGCAACGCGTCGGCGCCCTGAAAGGTCAGATCATCGACGCCGACGGCACGAAGGTGCTCGTCGACATCCTGCAGCAGTTCGGGATCCAGCAAAGCGTCGTCGCGATGAAATTTACCACCGAGGCCGATCTGCGCAATCCGTCGCTCGCAGCGACGGAAATCGTCGAAGACGCGATGGGTAATACGACCTGGAGCGGCGTGCGGGCGCTGTGCGGCCGGAACTTCTGGAAAAAGCTGATCACGCACAAGTCCGTGACGAGCACGTACCTGAATACGCAGCAGGCCGCGCAACTGCGCGGTGACCCCACCGATACCTTCGATTTCGGTGGCATCACGTGGGAGCGCTACAAGGGGCGCATGAACGGTGTCGGCTTCATCGACGACGAGGAGGCGTTGCTTGTGCCGCAGGACGTGCCGGAACTGCTGATCAGCCGCTTCGCACCGGCCGATTACATGGAGACGGTCAACACGCCCGGTCTGCCGTATTACGCGAAGCAGGAAATCATGCGTTTCGGCAAGGGTGTCGCGCTCGAAGCCCAGTCCAACCCGATCCATCTGCCGACGCGTCCGAAAGCCATCGTTCGCCTCGTCGACACGTTGCCGGATTGAAGCCGCTCGACAACGTCTTCGATGACATGTGGAACATCTTCGAAGACGAGGGCATGTTCGATACGGCAACGTTCCAGCCCGCGTCGGGCGACCCGTACGACATCGTGGTCGACTTCCGTCAGGGTGCCGCCGATGTGTTCGATGGCGCGGCGCGCACCCTGGAACTGTCGATCACATACCGTCGCGCCGACGCGAGCCTGCAGCGTGGTTCGATGCTGGTGATCGACGGCACGCAATACCGCGTCGTCGCCGATCCGGAACCGGACAAGACCGGACTGAACGCCACTGCTGAACTGCAGAAGATGCCGCCATGAAAACCCTTCGGCAGGTCTATATCGACACCCTGCTCGCGCAGTTTCAGGCGAATGCGGACCTCACGGCGCTGGCCACGGTCGACCGCTCGGTACTGCGCGCAATGGGCATGAACGACCGTGCCGTGATCGTGCCGCATCGCGGCGGTGGCCAGATGAAGGAGGCCATGACGGGCTACACCGACCGGTGGGTCGAATTGCTAGTGACGATCGTGACGCGCGACCTCGAACCTGACCGTGTCGCCGATGAAGTGCTTGAAGTGGCGCACCCGATCGTGATGGCTCTCACCGGGCTGAACCTGATCGACGTATCGCAAATGGAAGAAAGCGACGATCCACCGGTCTTCGTTTCGCAGAACGACACGCTGTGCCTGTGCACGTCGCACTATGTCATCCACTACCGATCCATGCGGGACGACCTGTCCCGATAGGAGCCTTCGTGAAAACCCTTGTCCAGACGATCACGTCTGACCAGTTCGCTGGTCAGGCCGGCGTCTATCACTATGACCCGTCGACCGGGACGCGCAGTCGCGCATCGGCCGCTCCTGCGCCGGCACTGGTGCCGCCGAAAGAAGCCGGCTCGCCGCCCGCCGCGCCTGTCGCAACGGCTGCAATGGCCGGGCAGCCGCCGTCGATCCCCGCAACCAGTGCGACGCCCGCGCCCGCCGCGAACGTCGCGTCCGATAACGGAGTGAACGCAAAGTGACTTTTCTTACTCGCAAATCCCTCGTGCTCGCCGGCATTCAGGCCGAGCGCGGCACGGCTGCCGTGCTCGATGGCACGGCAGCGATGAACGTCAAAAACATCACGTCGAAGCCGATCTCGACCGAAACGGCTGCGCTCGACTTTATCCGGCCGTGGCTTGGCAACACGCAGAATCTAGTCACCAGCTGGCATCAGGAGCTGGATTTCGAGGTCGCGCTGACCGGCTCGGGCGAGGTCGGCAAGGCACCGCCGTGGGATCCGCTGATTCGTGCATGCGCGTTCTCGGTGACCGTGACGGACGGCACGAGCGTCGTGTACGCGCCGATTTCGACGGACCCGGAGCGCGTGACGATCCAGTACTTCCTCGACGGTCTGCGACACCAGCTCGTCGACGCGGTCGGCACGGTGTCGCTGGACCTGACGCCGAAGAACGTCCCGACGCTGAAATTCCACTTCTTGGGCAACTACGAGCCCGTGCAGGATGCAGCGCCACCGGCCGGCATCGATTTCAGTTCGTTCATCACGCCACAAGCCGTCGGCGCGGACTACACGCCCGAATGGAGCCTCCACGGTTACACCGGCAAGCTGTCTGCGTTCTCGCTCGATGTCGCGAACCAGCTCAACTATCGCAACCTGATCGGCGGCAAGGGGGGCGAGCTGACCGACCGGAAGGCGACGGGCAGCGCGACGTTTGAACTCGGCACGGTCGCATCGAAGGACTGGTGGAATGCGACGCTCACGGCGACGCTTGCGCCGCTGACGATCACGCACGGCACGATCGCCGGCAGCATTGTCAAGATCGATTCGCCGAGCGTGCAGCTGTCCGATCCGCAGTACTCCGATGACAACGGCATCGTGATGATGCAGACGACGCTCACGCTCGTACCGAAGGTCGGCAACGACGAACTGGTGATCACGCTGACGTAACAAACTGGGCCGCGCTCTGCGCGGCCCAGTCTATCTCAACTGTAGTACATCGCCCGCTCCGCGCGGGCTTTTTTATTTCAGGAGTCGAACCCATGTTCTGCGTCTCTCAGTCGGACAGCTACAAGTACCCGGTCACCGTGGAAACGAACGGCGAAACCGGCAAGAAGGAAAAGTCGACGTTCAGTGCATTTTTCAAGCGCCTGTCGCAGACGGAGGCCACCCAACTGTTCGAGACGGAAAACCTCACGTTCGAAGATCTCATGTCCGCCGTTCTCGTTGGCTGGGGAACTGACCTTGTCGGCTCCGACAAACAGCCGCTGGAATTCAACGCCATGAATCGCGACGCCCTGTTCAATATCCCCGAGGCGCGCTTCGCGCTTCGCGAGGCATTCTGGGAAAGCATCAAGCTGGGCAAGGTAAAAAACTGACTGACGCCGCGAAGCACTGGATCGGCTGGCGTGAGGATGAATTCGCCATTGACAGCGACATGCTCGCCGCCATGCGGGCATTCGGTGCAGCCACGGATGATCTGGAAGCTGCGGACGCGCGTCGCGACGATCACGACTTCGAGGTGTGGGAGGAGAACTGGCCGGTTGTGCTCCTGTTCCTCTCACTCGGCCGTCAGTGGCGCTGGCTCCCGCTAGCGATGGGGCCGCCGATCCGGCTCGGACTCGACTACACAGCGGTCGAGTCCGTGTTTCGCCTGACCGGCGTCAGGAAGAAGGAACGTGCTGAAACGTTCGCTGCGCTTCAGCTGATGGAAAGCGCGGTGATAGAAGTCGAAGCCATGCGGGCCGCTCGTCGTTGAGCGGTCCTTTTTATTTCAGGTGAAGTATGTCCGCTACAGCTCTCGCCGATCTCGTTATCCGCATCAGGACCGATGGCGTTGCGCAGGCCGGTACCGCGATGCAGCAGCTCGGAACCAGTGTCGGCTCGATCACTGCGCCGGCACAGAGTGCTGCGGCGTCGCTCACGATGACCGATCGCGCCGCGACGAAGTTCCTGCAGGACCTCAAGGATCAGGCGGCGACGGTCGGCATGACGAAAACGCAGATCGCTGCTTACCGGGCCGAACAGCTCGGCGTGACGGCGCAGGCTGCGGGCTTCATCGAGCAGATCGAGAAGGCCGGGCACGGCATGGAGGGGCTCGGGCTCAACACGCAGGTCGCACGACGTGAACTGGTTGTGATGGGCCATGAAGCCCTGCAGGGGAACTGGAAAAATCTGGTCGGTTCGTTCACTGTGCTTGCCGAGCATTCGAATATCGGCGCTGCTGCACTCAGCGGATTGGGCGTCGCAGCAGCGGCCGGTGCTGCGGCACTTGCCACGGTTGCTGCTGCAGCGATTGCGGGGGCGCGCGAGTCCGATGCCCTGACGAAGTCGCTGACGTTGACGGGTAACGCGGCGGGCGTTACCGAGGCGGGTTTCGCCGTCATGGCCCGCACGATCGCAGACGGCACCGGCAAGAGTATGGGCACCGCGCGCGAGGCTCTGCAGGAACTCGTGTCGACCGGGCAGTTCACGGGCGCGGCCCTCACACTCGCGGGCGAGGATATCGTCCAGTTCTCGACGCTGTCGGGCGAAAGTCTCGACAAGGTCGCGGCCGATTACGCGAAGATGCCCGAGGGTGTGACGAAGTGGGCCGTTGAGCATAACCAGCAGCTCAACTACATGAACGAGGCCGACTACGAGCGCATCAAGACGCTTGAGGAGGCCGGCCAGACCGAGCAGGCTCTCATGGAGAACCTGACTCTGCTTCACCAGCACTTTGCGGACACGGCGCAGGAAAAGCTCGGCTACGTCGAGCAGGCGTGGCGCGGGGTGAAGGGGGCAATCAGCGACACGTGGGATGCGCTCAAGGACATCGGGCGCGATTCGACTCCCGAGCAAAAGCTGCAGGCTATTGCCGACAAGCGCAAGCGCTCGGATAGCGGTGGCATCACGTCGTCGTGGGAAAACCCGAACAACGTGTACACCGCGCAGGATGACGCAGACGCGATGGCGCTGCAGATGCAGGCGGATAGCGCCGCCTCCGCCGCCTTCGCGAAGTCGCAGGCGGATGCCGAGCAAAAGGCCGCGATCTCGGCTGCATCGAGCCTCGACAGCGCTCTTCATTCGTTCGACAAGGCGTACGCGAAGAAGCAGGAACTCGACCAGACTAAGGCGAAGTTCATCAACCTGTACAAGGGGAACCCGGATTCCGAACTGCTTAAGGGCGTCAAGGTATCGGGCAGCGACGACAGCGGCTGGTCCGTGTCCGGCGGCACGTATGACCAGCTCGTCACCGACATCAACAAACGCTACACCGACAAGAGTGCGGTCTCTCACGCCGATCAGACGAACAACCGCGATATTGCGGACCTGAAAGCGCAGATCGCTGCAAAAGAGCAGCAGCTCGCACTGCTCGACCAGTACGGCCTCGCGCAGAACAAGATCAGCGATGGCGACAAGAAGGTGCTGCAAATCGAGCAGCAGCTCGGCCTCGCGCAAAAGGATCGTATCGGCAAGGTCTCGGACGCCCAGCTGAAGGAGCAGCTTGGCTACGCAAAGCAACTTTCCGCCGTCGAAAAGGAGATCGACGCAAAGACCCGCGCGGCCGAGGCGCAGAAGGATTACAACGCCCAGGTCGACAAGTGGAACGCCTCGGCGCAAACCGAGCAGGCGGCGCTCAATCAGGACCTCGCCCTCTACGGCACGGAGGGTGAAGCGCGCAAGATCATGGCGACGCAGCTGCAATATGAGGCGCAGGCGCGCGACACGATCGCGAAGGCGCAGCGTGACGGGCATCCGCTGTCCGAGCAGCAGCAAAAAGACCTGATGAACGAGGCGGACGCCCGTGCGAAGGTCGTCGGCAGTCTCCAGGCGCAGCGTGATGCGCTTGCGGCTGCAACGCAGCTGCAGCAGGAAAACGAGAAGTTCGCGGCTAACAGCATTCTCGACGAGAAGGACCGTGCGGCGGCACTGCTCGCGATCGACTCGAAGAAGTGGACGGACCTGATCGCCAACGCGGGCGACGGCACCGAGGCGCAAAAGAAGCTGATCGAGCAGTACGACCAGTGGTATGCCGACCAGCAAAACAAGCCCGTGATTGACCAGTGGAAGAAGACCGTCAGCCAGCTTGACAGCGATTTCCACGACGGCTTCCTGCAGATGCTTACCAATGGCAAGGCGAGCTGGTCGAGCTTCACCAAGGCGCTCGAAAACACCTTCAAGACGACGGTTGCGGACGCACTCTATCAGGACCTCGCCAAGCCGTTTGTCGTGAAGGTCATCGCGCAGCTCGCCGGCATCGTGAGCGGTCAGGGTGTTCAGGATGCGCTTTCGGGCACGAGCAGTTCTGGCTCGGGCAGCATTTCGAGCCTGCTTTCCAACCCGTACGGCACGTACAACAACCTGTCGAATGGTTACAACACGGTCATGGGGTGGATTCAGGGCTATGGCGGCGCATCGACCGCATTGGGCTCGTCTGCGATTGCAGGCGCTACGACAAGCGCGTTGAGCGCCGGAGGCGCGACACTGGGAGGGTTGGGTGCCGGCATCGGTGCGGATGTCGCGTCTTCATCGGCCGGTTACGCGGCGTCGCTCGGCTCCAACGCCTACAGCTTCGCGATGCCAGCGGCCACTGATGGCCTCGGCCTGGGTGGCACACTGGGGTCGAGCGCGGGGCTGATGTACGGAGGTGCCGGGCTGCTCGGTGGTCTGGCCGGCGGTGCACTGTTCGGTAACAAGGGCTACTCCAGCCTCGGCGGTTCGCTTGGCGCGATGGGTGGCCTGGCATTGGGTGCGTCGAGCGCACTCGCCGGCACGGCCATTGGTGCCGAGCTAGGCTCATTCGCTGGCCCCATCGGAGCCGTCGCAGGCATGGTAATCGGCGCGGCGCTTGGTTCCCTGATCGGCGGTGGCGAAACACGCTATGGCTCGGTCTATACCAGCGATGGGACGACCGATACGAAGATCAGCGCGCCGTCTGGTGGGGACATTGCTTCCGATCAGGTCACGCAGCAGATCAACTCGACGTACCAGACGATCCAGTCGATGGCGACGCAGCTGGGCGGCTCCATCGATGGCCTCGGAACGTACACGGCGGGATATGAGATCAGCCCGAAGAAGGGTAACTCGTTCGTTGTCGCGGGATTCCAGGATGACCCTAACCAGAACGGCGCGGGCCATCAGGATCTGGGTGGCGTGAAGGACCCGACGACGGTCCTGAACGACTTCAGCCTGCAGCTTCAGCGCTCGATCATCAAGAGCCTGCAGGATGCCAATCTCGACAAGCCGTATGCGGACTATCTGAAGCAGTTCGACACCTCGACGTTGAGTTCGGATCAGGTGACGCAGATTGAAAGCGTCCTGAACGAGCTGAAGTCGCTGTTCGATTCGATCCAGAAGATGGGAGCGGACTTCGACAACCTCAAGAAGGTGTCGACCGACGCCCAGCTCTCGGTGATCAACCTCTCGGGTGGTATCGACCAGTTCAACACGAACGCGTCGTACTTCTACCAGAATTTCGTTCCGGCATCGCAGCAGGCGGCCGACCAGGCGAAGGCGGTAACCGATCAACTCGCCGCGCTTGGCATGGTCGGCGTTACGACGAACGAGCAGTTCAGGCAGGCGGTTGAGGGAATTGACCTGACGACGACGGCCGGGCAGCAGTTGTACGTGCAGATGCTCGCGCTCGCGCCGGCGTTCAACACCATGACGCAGGCGGCGCAGCAGGCCGCGCAGGCGGAACTGCAGACGATGCAGCAGAGCCGCCAAACTGCGAACCAGGCGTTACAGACCGCTCTTGGTGCGGTTCAAACGGCCTATGACAATCAGGTTCAGGCGATCCAGTCGAATATCGATTCGATCAAGCAGTTCATTACGTCGCTGACGAACCTGAAACAGTCGCTGGCTCTCGGCGACCTGTCGACGCTTTCCCCGCAGGACAAGTACCTGCAGGAAAAGCAGCTGTTCGAGCAAACGTCCGCAGCAGCAGCGTCGGGAGACGCGACAGCACAGGGCAATCTTCCTCAGGTTGCCCAGGACTTCCTCAACGCGTCGAGAGCATACAACGCGAGTTCGCAGGCGTATGTCGACGACTACAACGAGGTCCAGTCCTCGCTCGACCAGAACATCGCGGCGGGTCAGCAGCAGTTGAGCGTGGCCGAGCAGCAGCTGAATGCGACGAACCAGATGGTGCAGGGCATTCTCAGCATCAACCAGACCACGATGTCGCTTTCGGAGGCTCTGCTTCAGTATTTTGCAGCGCGCGCCGCTGCCAGCATGCCGGCAGCGCCATCTGCCGGATCGGCTCCCGCAACCATTAATGCGGACGATCCAACAAGCGAGTTCATCAACCAGGCGTATCAGCAGATCCTGGGGCGGACACCAGAGACGGATGGCTACAACTACTGGTACGGACAGCTATCGTCCGGCTCGATGACCCAATCGCAGGTGCTGGGTTCGATCACGACGGCGGCGAACAACCAGAACGCAACGTTCGTGGTCGACGCTTACGAAGCAGCGACGGGTTATGCACCTGACAACGCGAGCTATACGAAGTATCTCGGCGCCCTGACATCGGGTTCGATGAGCGAGTCTGACGTGCTGGCTGCGATCAAGGCGTCGACGGTCAACGGATCGCACGCGGGCGGCGCCGACTACATTCCGTTCGACGGCTATCGCGCTGAGCTTCACAAGGGCGAGGCGGTGATTACGTCGAAGAACAACCAGAAGTTGTCGCGGATGCTCGGTGCAAGCTGGTCGGATTTCGGGGCGCAGAACACGGAAGCGCTGATTCAGGAAATTCGCGCGCTGCGCGCCGAGGTCCGCAATCTCGAGCAGTCGCAGCAGCAAGGCGTGGCAGCTCAACTCGAACAGGGCGCGAAGCAGCACACGCAATCGCAGGCGACGCAAAACAAGGCGCTGAAGATTGCGAAGTCAGGCAGCGCTACCGCACGGATACCAGGAGCAAAACAACGATGACCATCGCAGTAGAAATCAGCGCGTGGCAGTTGTCGACGGGCGAGGCGCAGACGCTTCGCTTTGCGAGCGAGGGTTTCACGACCACGCCCGGCGACACGCCCGGCAACGCGTTTTTTGATCCACGTATCGAAGATTCCCCGTCGCTCGCTCGCACGTTGTTCGATGGCGCGGCGACGTACGGTGCGTCGCGCGCGACGCCCGGATCGATTGATCTGGTGAACGCAGACGGCGGCCTCGACGCGCTGCTCACCGATTACGCGCTCGACGGGCGGCCGTTCACGGTTCGGCGTGGCACCATCGGCACGCCGTTCAGCAGCTGGACCGTCGTGATGTGCGGCGTGCTCGACGACATTCAGGTGTCGGACGACGTGATCAAGTTCCAGATCCGCGACCGGCTCGCGGTATTCGGCATCACGCTCGACCGGCCTAAATATGCGGGATCGAACGTGCTGCCGGACGGGCTCGAAGGCGTGGCGAGCGACCTGAAGGACCAGTACAAGCCGCGTATATACGGAAGCGTGCTCAACGTGCCGGCGAAGGCCGTCAACACCTCGAAGCTCATTTATCAGGTGTCCGACCAGGCGTGTGCGATCTCGATGGTGTACGACAGCGGCGTGCAACTCACGCGCGATGCGGATTACGCCGATCTCGCGACGCTGCAGTCGACCGAGCCTCCATCAGGGCACTTCCGATGCTTCGAGGGCTACTTCCGCCTCGGGGGCTCGCCCGCCGGTCAGGTGACTGCCGACGCTTCGACGACGGAGACGCGCGCGGCGTCGCTGGTCCAGCAGATCGCGCTCGATGCGGGCATCCCCGCGGCCGACATCAGCGCGGCGGACATCGCAGCACTGAACGCAGCTAATCCGGCTGTCGTTGGCGTGTGGGCCGATGGCGATGCGACGCCGCAGCAGCTGCTCGATCTGCTCGCGAACAGCGTGGGCGCGTGGTACGGATTCGACCTGTTCAACCAGTTACGCGTCACGCAACTCGAAGCGCCGGGCGGGGCGCCATCGACGACATGGGATCAATTCCAGATTACGTCTGTCGACGTGCAGGCGGCCGGCATCCCGTCGTGGGGCGTGATTGTCCAGTACGCGCATAACTACACCACGCAGACGCAGCTCGCGACGAGCGTGTCGACCGATCGCGTCGCGTGGCTCGCGCTCGATTACCGGCAGGCGGCATCCGAGGATTCGACGATCAAGACGGCGTGGCCGTCGTCCGACGAACTCACGTTCGAAACCGCGCTGGTCAATCAGGCGGATGCCGCCGCCGAGGCCGATCGTCGCCGGGCGCTGTATGGCGTGCGGCGGAAGACGCTCGCGATCGAGATTCCGCTTTCGGAACTCGGCGCCGCCGACCTCGGCGCGGTAGTCGCAATTTCGTGGCCACGCTACTCGCTGACCGGCCGACTGTTCATCGTCATCGGGCTCGACGTCGGCGCCGATACGGAAACGGCCAAAGTGACTTTGTGGGGGTGATATGGCAAACGTGCTGCTCGCGTGGCCAAACCTGATCGATGGGGCAGTGCTGTCCGGCGGGGCATGGCAGATTGCCCTGCCGGCTTTGCAGGATCGGCGGCTCGCGCGCGTTGCGCGCACGACTGACCTATCGGCTGCGAACACGCAATTCACGGTAGACCTGAAAAGCCCGACGAGACAGCAGATCGTGGCGATCGTGAATCACAACCTCACGACGCAGGCGACATGGCGTGTGCGCCTGTCAAATGACGCGACGTTTTCGACAAGCGATTACGACTCGGGCTGGATGAGGGCGTGGCCGGTGATCTACACACCGGACATGCTGGAGTGGGAGGACGACAACTGGTGGGAGGGCACCATCTCGGAAGCGGACAGGGCCGGTTATCCGGCCCTGCTGATTTTTAGGCTCGACCGGATCTATCTTGCGCGCTACCTGCATTTCGAGTTCCGCGACGCAGCGAATCCGGACGGCTACCTGCAGTTCGGTCGGCCCTTCATCTCGACGAGCTGGCAGCCGGCCTACAACATGAGCTACGGCGCAACGGCAGGGTGGAGCACGGACACCACAATGCAGCGCTCGCTCGGCGGCACTCCCTACTTCGACCGGAAATCGCCGCGCCGAACAGAAAAATTCTCCCTCGACTTCCTGTCGCCTGACGAGGCGTGGGGAAAGGTCTTCGAGATGCACCGCGTGCTTGGCACGGATGGCGAGGTGCTGGTCGCATGGGATGTCGCTGACCCGTACAACCTGCTTCGCTTTTCGTTTCTTGGGCATCTCACGGATCTTTCGCCCGCGACGGCGGTTTTCCTGAACAACTTCAGCAATCCGATCACGATCGAGGAGCTAACCTGATGGTGAACACAGTAACTTTCCCGCCGGAAATCGGTGGCGACGGCTCGACCGTCACGGACGACAGTAGCCCGACCACCGGCCTCGCAAACGGCGGATTTCGCACGCGCTTGCTGCCGATGTTTACGCAGATCGTCAACGTCGTGAACTGGTTCGTCGCTCGGGGCAACTCGCTCGTCAATACGGCATCAACGCATGTTGACGACGCGACGACGCAGGCTAACAATGCGGCCGCTTCGGCGGCAAACGCCCAGATTTACGCAGCGGCTGCGCAGTCGGCAGCTGGCTTGCCAGCATTGGCTGGCCACGCCAACGCTCCTCTGCAAGTCAAACCGGATGCATCCGGAGTCAAGTGGCTGGGAATTGGCGTCCCGAGCGGCGTCGCTGCACTCGACCCCAACGGCCTGGTTCCGGCCGCGCAGTTGCCGACTGTCTTCAACACTGGAGATACGATCACGACGGCTAATGCGCCCGCATCCCCGGCATGGCTTAAATGCGATGGCTCCGTTTATTTGCAATCGAATTATGCGGTGCTGTTTGCAAAACTTGGGATATTGTCGAATCCCGGCGCGCCGTGGACACAGAGAACGTTGCCAACAAACGCGTACTGGAGTTCGGTCACTTACGGGAACGGTGTGTTCGTTGCGGTGGTGAGCAGCAGCAACATCACTGCCACCTCGCTGGACGGCATTACGTGGACGCAGAGAGCGTTGCCAGTAAGCGGGAGCTGGAGTTCAGTCACTTACGGGAACGGAGTGTTCGTTGCGGTGATGAACGGCGGCAGCATCGCTGCCACCTCGCCGGACGGCATTACGTGGACGCAGAGAGCGTTGCCAGTAAGCGGGAGCTGGAGTTCGGTCACTTACGGGAACGGTGTGTTCGTTACGGTATGGAACGGCAGCAACTTCGCGGCCACCTCGCCGGACGGCATTACGTGGATACAGAGAACGTTGCCAACGACCGCGTACTGGTTTTCAGTTACCTACGGTAACGGTGTGTTTGTCGCCGTGTCGAACAGCGCAAGCGCAATAGCTGCCACCTCGCAGGATGGCATTACGTGGACGCAGAGAGCGTTGCCAGTAAGCGGGAGCTGGAGTTCAGTCACTTACGGGAACGGAGTGTTCGTTGCGGTGATGAACGGCGGCAGCATCGCTGCCACCTCGCCGGACGGCATTACGTGGACGCAGAGAGCGTTGCCAGTAAGCGGGGGTTGGAGTTCGGTCACTTACGGGAACGGTGTGTTCGTTGCGGTGGTGAACAGCGGCAGCATCGCTGCCACCTCGCCGGACGGCATTACGTGGACGCAGAGAGCGTTGCCAGTAAGCGGGAGTTGGAGTTCGGTCACTTACGGGAACGGTGTGTTCGTTGCGGTGGTGAACGGCAGCAGCATTGCGGCGACTTTGACAGCGTATGCGTATAACGTCGCCACGCAGTTCGCCGTGCCGCTTTTGACAAATGCGCAGGGCATTCCAACTTATATCAAGACGGGGCTGTGAAATGACCACGATCTACAAATGGGATGCCGACTTCGCGTATGCGGGGCCGTTCGAGATTTCAGATGAATATGCGCCGGTTCCGCCGGGAACTGATTTTGAGCCGCCGCCCGCTGCGGATGGTCAGGCTGCGTATTGGACAGGCAACGCATGGGAAGTGCGTGCGATTCCCGGCCCGGAACTCGACGGTGCGAAGGCAGCGCAGAAGGTCATTGTTTCGCAAGCCTGCCAGGACGCAATCCTCGCAGGCTTTGAGTCGTCCGCACTCGGCCCATCACACACCTACCCAGCCAAACCGACCGATCAGCAGAACCTGAATGCATCGGTCGTCGCGTCGCTTCTTCCCGGCAACGCCGCGGACTGGGCGACACCATTCTGGTGTGCGGCCCCGGACGGAGTTTGGGCCTACGTTCCGCACACGGCTGCGCAGATTCAACGGGCCGGCGCGGACGGCAAGGCGGCGATCCTCGCATGCCTGACGAAGAACCAGCAGCTCGCAGCGCAGATCGACGCCGCGACGACGATTGACGCCGTGCAGGCAATCACCTGGGAATAGTTGCCGCGACCCGCAAAAGCTCATCAATACGTTTCGTAATCAGGCTGCCTTCGGGCGGCCTTTTTTATTTCCGGAGACCCGATGGACCGAAGTGACTTTGCTGCGAGCGTTGCGAAGGCAGCGCCAGCGCTGGGCGGCAATTTCTGGCTCTGGCTGGAAAGCCATGACATCAACTGGTGGGTAGCGCTGCTGACGGCGGGATACATCTGCCTGCAGGCGTTCTATCTCATCAAGAACCGCGGACGCAGGGGAGGTGAATGAATCTGGCATTGCTTTACGCCGAGCTGCGACGCGACGAGGCGGTGCGCCGCTGGCCGTACAAGGACACGGGCAAGCCGCCGAAGACGACAACCGGTGTCGGCCACAACCTCGACGCGTGGCCGCTTCCGGCCGGCTGGACCTATCCGCTCTCCGACGCACAGATCATGCAACTGCTCGCAGACGACGTGGCCGACACTTTGCACCAGCTCGACATGCATTTGTCGTGGTGGCGCACGTTGAGCGAAGTGCGTCAGCGCGTCATCGCAAATATGTGCTTCAACCTCGGCATAGCCCGGCTTCTCGAATTCAAAATGACGCTCGCGGCAATGCAGACGGACAACTTCGGTACCGCTGCAGACGAGATGAAGAACTCGGAGTGGTTCGGTGAGGTAGGCGATCGCGCTGTGCGCCTGTGCTCGGCGATGCGTACTGACGTCATGCCGACCGCCTAGCCGATCGAATATCGATCAGATGACCGTAACGAAGCCGCCCTCGGGCGGCTTTTATTTTGCCGCCGCGCGCGGCTTTTTCTTATGGAGGACTGCATGACCGTTCGATTGAAAATCATCGTCGCCACACTCGCGGCGCTCTTCGTGCTGCTGCTCATGATCCTGTGGTCGGCCTTCGTCTTTCTCGGTCGCACGCCGATCGATCCGTTCATCAACCAGATCGGTGCGCTGATCACCATCGCTGTCGGCCTCGTCTCCGCGTTCTTCGGACACCAGGCGGCATCGGGTACGTCAGCGCCTGTGGCGGCGCAGCTCGTCGCTGGTGAGGCGTTTCAGCCGTTGACGGCACCGCCGCGCGCGGCGGTCGATGCGCCGGCCGTGTTTGCTGCGGACGCGCTGCAGCCTGCAGCGCAAGGGCCGGTCATCCCGCAGCCGCAATGACGCGGACTATTGCACTCGCACTCGCCGCCGCACTGGCCGGCTGCACGATCGTCGAGCACGTTCAGGTGCTGCCCATCGTGAACCCGAACACCTACGACGTCTCCTGCTGCGTGGCCTACGCCGAGATTCCGCCGTCGACGCGTCTGAGCGTCACGGTCAAGAAGAGCGGCGCGGGAACGTCCGTCAAGCTCGGCGCCCGTTGGCGCTTCTGATGTTCTTTGCCCGCCTGCGTGAAATATCGTCACTGAAAGGAGATCAGGCGACATCGTTTGGCGATTTGCGATTTTCGATATACGAGTCTCGCAGCGTAGTTCCATATAGCAGCGCCTGATATGCAATCGTGAGTAGCGCCACAACGGTGTAAATCGAAAACCCTTGCCAGGGTTTTTTGGAGAAAAGAAAAATTGCCGATATGAAGCTGAATGACAACAAGGACCGTAGCGTCTTTAGTACAGCTGCCGCGAGAAAAAGGCGCTTGCGGATAGCCATGGAAATCACATGTCTATGCATGGCAGGAATTCTCGTGGCAGCCCAAGTTTTTCCGATACCCGACGAAACCCTTTCCTTAATTCTTTGCGTCATGTTGATGATCTCCTCGCTTCTCGTGGGGGCAATCTTCGGCGAGCAAGTTTAACAATCCGCGCTGCAATTTCTTAAATTCTCCCGCCGCGCCCGCGGCATCACCCCCGAAGGATCTCACCATGAAGAAGCTCATGCCGCTCGCGGCAGGTATTGCCACGCTCGCGCTCGGCGCATGCTCGGCCGCACAACAATCCCAAGCCGACGCGACGTTGTCCAATGTTGGCACGACGCTCAACACGGTTACTACAGTTGTCGTCGATGGCTGCAGAGTTGTTCAGCCAGGGCTTAGCGCTGTCGGAACCGTCAATCCGACGGTCGCCACTGCTGCGGTCGCGAATGGAGTCTTCTGCGCGGCTAATACGGCGATGGCGACCGCAACCGCCTCTGTTCCGGCTGCCGCATCGATCCCGGCGCCCGCATCGACGCCGCTCGCTGGTGCGCCGTTGCAATGACGCCGCGCGACTATGCGCTGCTCGCGCAGCGTGCCTATTCCACGCCGCCGCTGATTGGTGAGGAATCGAGCGCTGCGCGAGCGATCGTCGATGGCGATGTGGTCGCGTTCCCCGGCACGAACAACCTTCCGTGCTGGCTCGCGGATCTCGACGTAAGGGTTGAGGTCGTGCCGGGACTCGGCGCACTACATGCGGGGTTCTGGCGGGCCTTTAGCTCGATCCGGGATGCGCTATTCAAGCTGCCGACGCCGGCCGTCACGGTCGGGCACAGCGAGGGCGCGGCGCTCGCGATCCTGTTTGCCGCAGCGCTGTGCCAGGTAGGCCGGGCGCCGCGCGAGGTCTACGCGTTCGAGCCGCCGCGCGTGAGCGCCGATAGCGTGCTCGCCGAGTTGCTGCAGGGGCACGGTGTGCAGGTGAACCTCTATCGAAACGGCTACGACGTCGTGCCGCTCGTGCCGCGCCTGCTACATCCCTGGCAACATCCAGCGCGGCTCGTGGCAATCGGCAAGCCGGCCATCCCCGTGACTAACGTCGAGGATCACTTCATCGAGCGGGTGATTGCGGCGTTGTAGAAACTCGGCGCGACCGGTGTGGCGCGGCGACAAAGTAATTTTGCCCATTGGGCGTGAAGAACAGGGCGGCCGGGGGAATGTTGACGCATTCGTCCCGGTCGCCTTTCCACTGAGATAGCCAGTGAATCAGCCAGGGCCCTGTAACCCTCCGGAGGGCGGGCCGAATTCTAACGATATTTCCAGATTTGGCAATCACTATGGCTCAACCCATCATTCCCTGGATCGGTGGCAAGCGTCGCCTAGCCGACCATCTGATTCCGCGTTTCCCGGCCCACGACTGCTACGTCGAGGTATTTGCCGGCGGGGCGGCGCTGTATTTCATGCGTCCGCCGGCCAAGGTCGAGGTCATCAACGACGTGAACGGCGATCTCGTGAATTTGTACCGCGTCGTGCAGCACCACCTCGAAGAATTCGTGCGCCAGTTCAAGTGGGCGCTGACGAGCCGACAGGTGTTCGAATGGCTCAAGGAAACGGTTCCTGAAACCCTGACGGATATTCAGCGGGCCGCGCGATTCTATTACCTCCAGCAAAATTGCTTTGGGGGCAAGGTCGAGGGGCAGACGTTTGGGACCGCGACAACCACGCCGCCGGGGCTCAACCTTCTGCGCCTTGAGGAGAATCTCTCGGCAGCGCATCTGCGGCTCGCGGGCACCTATGTCGAGCATCTCGACTGGAAGGCGTGTATAGACCGCTATGACAGGCCGCACACGCTTTTCTATCTCGATCCTCCCTACTGGCAGACGGAGGGCTACGGCGTGCCGTTCCCGTTTGGCGAATACGAAGCGATGGCAGCACGCCTGCGGACGATCAAGGGCAAGGCAATCATCAGCCTCAACGATCATCCCGACGTACGGCGCGTGTTCGGCGGGTTCCATATCGAAACCGTCGACATCCGCTACACAGTCGGGGGCGGTGGCCGCGAGGCTGCGCGTAAGGAGGTGATCATCTTCAACTGGGATGATGCCGCGCAGCCGGCCGGGTTGTTCTAGCGCGCCATGGGTAGCCAGGTGCGGGGTTCGTGCTGTCGCACACGAGCCCTGCACCTGTCCGGCAGGCGTTCCCGATACCGGCGAGTCAAATTACCGCAAGCTCCAGATGCCGCCCGAGGGCTTCGACGGCTTCGGCAATCTTGTCGATCTTCGTCGCATGGTGAATATCGACGATGCGGTTGACGGCCTGAGGGCTCGTACCAAGGCGCCGCGCCAACTCTGCTGGCGCAACTTTCTGCGTGACCATCTCGTTGAGCAAAAGTACCTTTGCCGAGACGGTCGCCGGCAACGAGACCAGTTCCTCGTCCTTCTTTGCCTTCGAGGGGGCGGGGACAGGGCGCTTGTCTTCGAAATAGAAGTCCATCGCCGTAAGCAATGCATCGGCGGCCATAGTGCGGGCCTCGTCCAGCGTATCGCCCTGCGTGATAGCCTCGGGCACGTCGCGAAACGTCACTACAAAACCGTGACCGTCGTCCGGCTCAAACCGCCCTGGATAACGTAACATGTTGATTCTCCATAGATGCTTTGAGAAACGGTGCAGAGAAAGCCCCTTTCGGGGCTCTCTCACTTCAGTCCTAGCTGCTTCAAGATCGCTTTCCGGGTTCCTTCTTTCAACTCGCTACCTGGGTGCCTCGGAAGGGTGGTTTGCTTGCCGTTCAGGTAGACCTTTGTGTGATTCGAACCTTCCTTGAAGACCGCGCCCTGTTCAGCTAACCACCTCTTGAACTCACTCTGTTTCACCGTTCCCCCGTGTTGTTGAACATGGAGTCACTATAAACAAAAATGTTTATAGTGACAAGGCTTTTCAGGTGGGTGTGCGACGAATCTGGCTATGATGAACGTTCGCCCTCTGGAGCTTCCTATGTGCACGAACTATGCAGCCGCACGCCGCGACTACCTTTTCAGGCACTACGGTATTGAGCCGCCCGAAAGCCCCTGGCGAGACGAGATCTACAAGGATTACGCCGCGCCGATCATTCGTCGCGTTGAAGGCGAGAGACGTGCAGATCTTGCGACGTTCGGGATGGTTCCGCGCAAGCACATTCCCGATGGCGTGCGGGCATTCGATACGATGAATGCGCGGGCGGAGACGGTTAGGGAGCGGCGCAGTTTTAGCGGTGCGTGGAAAAAGCTGCAGCTCGCGTTGATTCCGTGCGAAGCGTTCTACGAACCGAACTATGAAACCGGCAAGGCAGTGCGATGGCGCATCGGCATGGCAGACGGCGCACCGTTTGCCGTCGCTGGCCTCTGGCGGGAATGGAACGAGCCAGAAGGGAAAGCGTGGTCGTTCACGATGCTTACGGTCAACGCTGACCATCATCCGCTCATGAGGCAGTTCCATAAGCCAGGCGACGAGAAGCGTTCGGTCGTGATCGTGCCGCCCGGCGAATACTCCAGCTGGCTCGCGGCTCGATCTACCGATGAGGCCCGTTCGTTTCTCAACCTGTTCCCAGCTGAGGCGATGCAAGCCGTTGCGCAGCCCGCGCCGCCGCGAACGGCAAAGGCAGCGGCGAAGCCCCCGGGCGACGCGGTGTCGTGACGTGCCTCATCGGCGATCGCCAGTGATCGGACCGATGCGCGCCATCTCCCGTTGTAGGCGCCTCCGGATGCGCGCGAGCGATCTTCGGGCATCGTCGATCGTCGCGCCATCCTTTCGCATGTACCAATACTCTTCTGAGGCGACCGCTTCGAGTTCGGCGATTGCATACCGCCCGGTCTGAATCTCCAGCGCGAGCCGGCGAACATCCTCGTGGGGGTGCTCGCTCCAAATGCGGCGCAGTTCCGCGTACAGTGGGGTGACGAAAGGCGGCAGACCGAAACGGGAGCGTTCGGCGCGCACGCGCCGCTCGCGTGTCCAGTCGACGTCGGCGGTGGGCGGCTCGACGGCGGGGCCGCTTGATCGATTGCGGTCACGGCGCGTGTGCTCGATCCGGTATGACCGTTGGTCGTCGTAAGCGTGCCAGTCCGTGCGCGCCTCGTCCTCGGTCATCCACAACGGCGTCTGCTCGAATCGGTTGGCAAATTCGTTCCAGTACGCCCAGCGGTACTCCCAAAGCGGCTCCAT